CACGTATAGTAACAGATACATGATCCATCATTACCAGAGCAGCAGCAAGGCTTTACTTTAAGGTAAAAGTAGCGAGCTGTTAACACTAGAAGCAAGTTTCAAGCGCTGACTCTGGTTATATATAACTTCACTATAAACAAATACACTATACATGATCTATTGAGGACTTTCAGGCTGCTAGGGGCACCAAGTTTCCAAGCTTGGATTTAACCGCCCCCAAGACCCATGCATTTGCTGGATTTGAAAACGCACAGGTCAAGGGATCTTTCAGACTAAATTATAGGCATCACGCTATCCATCGTGAACTTAGTCGCCTTTTAAGGACTTTAACTCTTTAAGCAGGTGTTATGATCAATACACTATTAGCATTACCAGCACCAGGACTAGCAGAAACACCAGTAGCTACTGCCAACACCGCAATGGTGACAATGTCTGATGGTATCAGTGAAAGTGTGATGAAGATATTAGCCGTAGTGAACTGAGCAGTAGGCGTTGGGTAAACCGCAGCTATTGCGACGACGCCATTCTGGGCTAAATTAAGTTGAGCTGAAGTGAACGCTCCAGTAACGTTCAAAGTCTGTTGCACATAAAATGTGTAACTTCCACTCAACCCAGTTATACCAGAAGCGGTTGATGTAATCCCTAAGGGATTAAATATAACCGTACTGAAAGGTAAGACAGTGTTCACACCAGAAGGAACAGCAGTTGTGCCAGTTACGGCAAACTGAGAGTTCGACTTCGGAGGTGAGGGACCGGTTCCAACCACTTGAGGAGCAAAGAACTCAATCTCATACTCTACAAATAATTGTCCTATCTTTACAGCAGCGGCATTGCCGCCTACAATTAAGTGCAAAACACCAGTGTCATAAGTATTTTGTTCACCTGGGACAACCGCATTCCGAACAAAGAACTTAGGCAAGCGATTCAAATCCACTTTCGGAATCTCAAGGCAGGCATTTAACCAAGCCGAGGCCGAAATACGTGACTCATATTGCAATGCTTGAGCATCATTTATTGGAGGATTATCTGAGGGATCAGGGTCATAGACCATATTAACTTCACCAGTATTAGCCGAGCTAGTTTTATTGAGGTAAACAAACCTCAATCGTCGAAAGCGATACATATCATACAATTGCGCCATAGTTGACAACCACGGAAACGTAGCAGCAATACCAGGATTAATATAAAACGAAGCCTGGAGAGCGAACGCAGCCGTGGAGCCAGTAACTACACTAACGTATTCTGATCGCCACTTAATGAGAGTGCTTTGAACAGGTAATTTCTTACCAGTCACAACATTTCCCATACTAACAGGGGCACCCAACGACTCCACTTGCATATTGGGAGCTAAAGACGAAGAGTAGGGCTGGTTCTTCTTTTGCTTGCCCTTCTTCGCTTTCGGCTGCTTGGGTTTAGCAGCCTTAGGTTGTGGTTGTTGAGTTTTCGGTTTGGTCGACATGAGAACTTAAAACTATATTTTGTATTATTTCAGCGGGAACCGTCCACCCGCTGAAACCCATATAATTATCTATGATCCAGGCACGAATCCTGTCCCAATGGCTTGACATCCCAATAACAAATTCTAATTGGATTAATTTCTCAGCAGACTTAACCTTCGAATCTAGGAACCGAAAGAACGTCTTATCCCAGGTTGTAGGTTCTGATCTACCGAAAATATTAATATCCATACTACAGAAGGTTGCTCGATTACATCCACGTTTATACATCTTTAATGGATGACCCATTTCGATGTACTTAGCTTCAGCATCCGGATGATAATCTTCAAGACCATCATCACCAACTGCAACGGCCTCATTGGCCCCCGCCAGATACGCTAACATAACTCTAATATGACTATTAGTTGGGGTTGTATTATAGCTACCCGACTTCTGGATACCCTTTGTTAATTGAGATATCAAGCGTCCATCAGACAAAGAGAAAACCGAAAGAGATAAACAATCAACTCGGTTTACGAGAGCTCGTCTCCATTCTGGTGAATGTTTAGGACTCAATGCAATCCTAAGCATCACATCAGCTTGGAGCTCCCAGGATTTGACTGTCCAGTCAAAACCCGAGACATCTGCTTCGGCTAAATCACGATTAAGCATCCACATTTTAATGAAATCCATGTCTCCCTTAAGAGACATAGAACTCCCACCTTTGGATGGAATTTCACGCCAATGTAAAACCTCATTATGATTAAGCCGAGAATTCAGAACTCTCTCAACTAATTGATCCACCAGACTCACGCTCATTATAAGCCTGAATCTTTTGGTGCGGGTTTTCTCACGATTGTGAGGCTCATCTTTAACGAAAAGCCTCACAGGATCACAGAAACCCTGTTGCACTCTCTCCTCCGCACTCAGTGTAAGGCAATTCCCAGTCGACAGAAGGTTTAATCGGTCTTTAACAAGACTCCTAATGAAGCCGCCATGTTCCCGCAGGACGACTGCATTAGTCAAGCCAAGCGCACTATATGGTATACCTGGTGATGCGTGTAAATTAACCTCCTCACTAATGAAATGATTTATAACGTCACTTAAAACGCCATCATTCCATCCGTAGGGAGGTATACTAACAATCGCATACCTATCTATCATCATGCGCAAGACTCTATCGATCTCACTTTCCTCAGGGATCTTTCCATACCTGAAGCGCCCTACTTGCAATCTTAAAGATTCTAACTCTGCTTTGGGTCCTCGGTCCGGCCACTTCCACTCTTTGAGCTCGGGGAAATCTTCACACGCTTTGAAGGCGTCCTTGGGATCTCTTTCCTTGCCTGCGGAGCGGAAGTTACACTGCCCTGAGAACTGGAGCTGCATTTCTTCCCCAAAACTTTCTCCATCAGACCATTCATAAAGTCCGAGTGCTTGGGCAAATTCTGTGTTGGGATTGCAGGGGTGCTCTGCTGGTTGTGTGACTTCTGTGGAGCACTCACAAGAGTCACTTTCTCTTTTGCTGATTCTTCCGTGCTTGGTAATTTCTCAGCCTTTGCTTTATTTTCTTCCTTCTTTTCCTTTTCCTTTACCGCAACAGGAGCTACAGCAGGTTTGACCGCAACTGGGACGACAACTTTCGTTAACGTCTCAGTGCCATCAGAAGCTGTCTTTACCACAGAAGTGGTGGCGACGGCTTTCTTAGCCTTAGCCGCTGCTCGCTTTCTGCGCTTCTTACTTGCCTCAGAGGTAGTTCCAGCTACCTTAGGGGGATGCTCAGAAGCTTGAACAAGCTTTTCCTCAGAGCCGCCTTTCGCGAAACGCACTGCCCTTTCAATGTCTTCGGGAGTGCGATGTATCAAGGCGTCAATGAGAGCTCTTTCAAACTCTGACGTATCCTTACTACTTTCGTAGGGCTCATCATCATAAGCATCAGCAATCGCAGCAAATTTAGAGGTGAACGCAGATCCAATCTTACTCTCATACTCCTCAACCAACTCTTCAAAATCGCCCCAGCTACCGCCAGCGAAAACAGGTTCATCAACATCCACAACATCGACGTACGCATTTCCACGCGCGCCTCGAATTACCACCTCTCTACCAGAATCATATATCCTAGCTAATTGCTCAGCATTAGATACCTCATCTTCAGAGGAGTTTATGCGGGTCATAGCACCATCTCCACCGTCCTCACCGGACTCTTCGTTCGTTGCCTTCACAATACGAGTAACAAGAGTATAATCTATACCAAGGTTTATGTCGGATCCTATTGGACCATGTCTCAAATGGACACCAACAACCTCACCTTTAGCATTCTTGATAGCACCTCCAGAAAATGAAGGAATCGTGGAAGCCGTGTGTCCCAAAATCATGGGTCTCCCCTCATATCTTTTAACTCGACCGTAGGTCTTAACAACTGCTCCATTCATAAAACCGGTGATAGTTACAACCTCACCAGGTTTAACGGTTTTCGCAGCTGTTATTTTCCTAACTCCCAAAGATGACCATATAGCCGGCGCTAACCTGAACTCAACAAAATCCAACTCAACCGACGCAACAACCACCTTGGGAACGCTCTCAGTTATCTGAACTGATTTGTTCTTGTGGCACACAAACACGGGTCTACCTTTTCCTACCAGATCCCTCCAAACATGAACACCAGTCACCAACCGATTACCACGACGAAAACCCAAACCCACCACCTCTGACATCATAGGAGCATGATCATCTTCATTTGTTTGATAACGAAAATGAATCGTGTCACCTGACTCTTCAGCGGGGACGGGCACAGATCGTGCCAGTGGCATTTCGGTCGGATCATCCTGGATCATATTGCGAAGAACATGCTGTGAAACACGCACCTCAACAATATTGCCAACTGAGTCCCGATAATTGAGAACTTTCGCTCCCATAGCATCGGTACCAATATAGGCATCAAATTTGTTCGCCAAGCCATTCTCAGTGATAATATGTGTATGCCTGCTTGCATACAGAGTCTCACCCGCATAATCACGAACTGCGACTGTTAAGCGCACTGCGTCTATAACTAACATAAAAATGATTATAGACGGACACCAAACTACCCAGCTTTCCTCATGGGGGGATGTCAACAATAAATAGTCGACATATTTTCGATAAGATTGGACACAAAAGACGGCCCATACAACAATATGAGTCGCCCAAATATGATTCTTGGTTGGCCAGAAAAGAATACCACAAGCACCTCGACCAAAGGTGAGAATGGTGTTCGTACTAACTAAGAAGATTGTCGCGATAACTAATTTAATTAGACGACAAACTGCAATAGCAGCACGCTGAAATACAACTGATAATTCTTCTTCCTCAACTAACATTCGTAAGTTTGAAATTGT